CTAGCTGGTGAAGCGGGAGAGGTAGCTGACCATATTAAAAAATTCCTTAGAGATGGTGATCTAAACCACGAAGCTGTAGCGAAAGAACTTGGGGATGTCCTCTGGTATGTCGCTATGCTTGCTAGTGATCTAGAGTATGACTTATCGGAGATTGCCCAGATAAACATGGACAAGCTCAGTGGCAGACACTCTCGCGGAACCATAGGCGGTTCCGGTGATGAGCGATAAACCTGACCATTATCAAAACACAGCCGATTACATCACAAGGAAACTACTAGGGAAACCTGATGGTTACCCTGTGTGGCTGCGTTTTAAAGAATGTAAAACCATAAACCGATTGCTTAAAGAGGCTGCGGGTAAAGGTGATACAGAAGTTGATAAGTTATATCTGAGATTTAACACACAATACAAAGATAACGGACGCACAGGTTGATAGTAATCTGGCGTCCTTTTTTCATTAAGACGCACCTATTGTAATACGGACATGAGGAGCCAACTGATGTCACTGCCCTATGTAGATAAAGAACTCATTGAGTGGCTTGAAAGAATATACCCAGACAGAACGCCATCTATTGAAATGACGGACAGGCAAATCTGGGTGCAGAGAGGCAATGTCAATGTTGTTCTCAAACTTAGAGATTTGTACGAAGAACAGATCAAAAATTCATTAACATCAATGTAGGAGAGTGCCATGTGCGGAGGCGGTTCAAAACCAGCACAACCACCACCACCCGCGCCAGCCCCGCCGATGCAAGCTATTCAGTTAGACCCATCACAGGATGCGGAAACAGCGCAGAAAAAGAAACAAAAAGCAAAATCTAGCGGGACAAAAAAGTATCGTAACCCCGTGATGAGTTCAATGTCCATCAACACAGGTACTGCCGGTTCTGGCGGTTCTGGGTCTGGTGGCGGTCTCAATATTTCTTAAAAGGAGAAGCCTATGTGTATGATGGGAGGAAGCAGTTCGCCAGCCCCGCCGCCACCACCAATCGCGGCACCTGTTGTGCTTGAGCAAGTGGCACCAGACCTTAATAACCAACAAAAACGACAAAACAAACGCAAGCGTGATGGTAACCGGCAATATCGAAAAGGTTACAACCAAGGCTTCAAAGCGTCCAACAAAACTCTTGGCGGTATCCCGACATCAGGGACACCCAAGACACCTTCAGGAACCTAGGAGTAAATCATGGAAAGCAGTTGCGCCGAACAATATGAAAAACTGGCGGCAACGCGAGACAGTTATCTTGACCGCGCTCGTGAGTGCGCCAAAGTAACAATTCCTAGTTTGATCCCAGATACCTCTCACAACTCTTACGCTCGTTTCCCTACACCATACCAAGGTGTCGGGGCGAGGGGTGTGAATAACCTAGCTTCAAAATTACTGTTAGCTCTACTTCCACCTAACGCTCCGTTCTTCCGCTTACAAGTTGATGACTTCACTCTTGAAGAATTAGCTGGTGATGAGGATATGCGGGCTAGTGTTGAAGAAAGCTTGAATAAAATCGAGCGAAGCATAATGACCGAAATGGAAACTGACGGTCTACGCAGCCCGATGTTTGAAGCTCTCAAGCACCTCATCGTTGCTGGTAATGTTTGTCTTTACCTACCAAAAGACGGTGGAAGCCGTGTGTTTCCTTTATCAAGATATGTCGTTAAACGTGACCCTATGGGTGAGGTTCTGACTGTCATTGTTAAGGAAGAGGTAGCACAAAGCGCACTCCCAGATGATGTTCTGGCAAGTATCGATCCAACAATCCAACGTGATAAAGATGAGCCGGTAGATGTGTACACGAAAATGTACCGTGAAGGCTCTAAGTACAAGATGTACCAACAGATCGACAACAATATCATCGCTGGTACAGAGGCAACCTATCCATTAGATAAGTCTCCTATTCTTGCACTACGATGGACAGCAATCGATGGTGAGAATTTTGGACGTAGTTACTGTGATGAATATCTAGGTGACCTCATTTCCCTAGAGGGATTGAGTAAGGCTATCCTAGAAGCAAGCGCAGCCGCTGCTAAAATCTTATTCCTTGTGAATCCTAATGGAACCACTCGCCCTAAAGATATCGCACAGGCTGAGAATGGTGACATCATTAACGGTAACGCTAATGAAGTGACAGTTCTTCAATCACAGAAACAGGCTGATATGAGCATTGCTCAACAGACTGCACAGACAGTGACCCAAAGACTTGCACAAGCGTTCCTTATGAACACCTCAGTGCAACGACAGGGAGAGCGTGTGACTGCGGAAGAAATCCGATTCATGGCTGGTGAGCTTGAAGATGCCCTTGGTGGTGTCTATTCAATCTTGAGCCAAGAGTTCCAGTTACCACTGGTAGCCCGCATCATGGATCGCATGACTAAAGCCAAACGCATCCCAGCGTTACCTAAAGGCGTTGTGCGCCCAGCTATTGTCACTGGTCTAGAAGCCCTTGGGCGAGGCCACGATTTACAGAAACTTAATCTCTTCATGCAAACACTTGGATCACTTGGCCCAGAGGCTATGTCATCCGTCAACATGAGTGACCTGATCTCCCGTGTAGGAACCAGCCTTGGCATCGATATGTCAGGTCTCGTGAAATCACAGGAACAGATGCAAGAAGAACAGCAACAGATGATGCAAGAACAGCAACAGATGATGCAACAACAACAAATGGGTGACATTGCTAAAGCAGCCGCTGGCCCTGCCGTGACTGCCGCCGCAAACGCCGCTCAAGGAGCTATGCAATAAATGAGTACGGAAAGTATCGTTATAAACGAACCTGATCCAGAGATGACCCTTGAAGAAGAGGCTCAATCGAAAGGGTTAGACACAAACGGGGAGCCTCTTGAGAAAGAACAAGAAGGCGAACAGGCTACAACCGAAGATCGCCCAGAGTGGCTCCCCGAAAAGTTCAAGACTGTTGAGGACATGGCGAAAGCCTATGAGAACCTTGAGACCAAACTAGGTCGAGGTGAACGTGATCAAGAGACTGACGAAGTAGATCAAACAGCTACTGATGCTGTAGAGGCTGCTGGTTTAGATTTTGAAATTATGTCCCAAGAGTATTTTGATAATGACGGTCTTTCAGATGCCACCTACGACAAACTAGAAGCTGGTGGTATCCCGCGAGAGATCGTGGATCAGTATATCGCCGGTCAAAAAGCAAGTGGTGAAGCTACACGCACAGAGTTACTTGAAACCGCTGGTGGTGAAGAAAACTACACAGAAATGACCAGTTGGGCGGCTGATGTTTTCTCAGATGGTGAGATTGATGCGTTCAATGACGCAATCAACCAAGGTAATTCTAACATGGCGCGGATGGCTATCGCTGGCTTGAAGGCACGTTATGAAGCAGCTAATGGGTCTGAACCGTCCAGAACAATTTCTGGCGCAGAGCCAAGAGATGGTAGTGCGTACCGTTCTGTTGCTGAACTCATGGAAGACATGAGCAACCCCAAATATCACAATGATGATGCTTTCCGCTCAGACGTTGAACGTAAGTTGGCACGATCAGACATCATGTGAATAAAATCCTAAAGGAGCCAATATACATGAACCTACCTAATACAATCGAGTACGGGCCAACGACACAACTCTCAGAAGAGATTGATGCGATTAAGTACCGTGCAGACGGAGAAACTTTCAACATGAAGGTTGCCCGTATTGCTCACGCACTCAAGGACGATGAGAACCACCGTGTCAACTTTAAGGATGCCATCAAGCATCAACGGTTCCTACCAGCCGGTAGAGTTCAGAACGCTGCGGGATCGTCCCGTCAGACAACAGCTTTCAATTGTTTTGTATCGTCTACTATTGAAGATGATATGACATCAATCATGGAAGCCGCAAAGGAAGCTGCTTTCACCATGCGTATGGGCGGTGGTATTGGTTATAACTTCTCCAACATCCGTCCTCGCGGTGATCTTATTAAAACCCTAGATAGTAAGGCATCTGGCCCTATTAGCTTTATGGGTATCTTTGATGCTGTCTGTCAGTGTATCGCCTCAAGCGGTCACCGTAGAGGAGCGCAGATGGGGATTTTAAACGTAAATCACCCCGATATCGAAGAGTTCATCACCGCTAAGAATGACAGTACATCACTAACAGGATTCAATATCTCAATCGGTGTCACTGATGATTTCATGGTTGCACTCCGTGATGGTACTAAGTTTCCCCTCGCATTTGAAGGTCGTGTGTATAAGTACGTTGACCCTGTGATGCTATGGGAAAAGGTCATGCGTTCAACCTACGATTGGGCGGAACCCGGAGTGGTTTTCTTAGACACAATGAATAGGATGAATAATCTTAATTATTGTGAACGTCTGGATGCCTCAAATCCGTGTGCCGAACAGCCTCTACCAGCTAATGGTGCGTGTCTTCTAGGTTCATTCAATCTAGTAAAATACGTTGCTGACGGTGCTTTTGATTACGGATTGTTTACACACGATATCACTCACGTTACCCGCGCTATGGATAACATTGTTGACCGGACAATCTACCCTCTTAAAGAACAAGAGATCGAAGCCCACAACAAACGCCGTATGGGGTTGGGTGTCACAGGTTTAGCTAATGCGGCAGAGATGATGGGGTTCCCGTATGCGTCACCAAGTTTCATGGAGTTCACTAAGAAAGTCATGGAAACACTGCGTGACTACACATACTCCACCTCAAGCGATCTTGCCTTGGAAAAAGGCCCGTTCCCGCTCTACAAGGCAGAAGAATATCTCGCCAGCCCATTCGTGAAATCTCTGTCACCTTGGGTTCAAGAGAAGATCAAGAAGCAGGGTATTCGTAATTCGCATCTTACATCCATCGCTCCAACCGGAACGATCAGTCTCACAGCGGATAACGTATCCAGCGGCATCGAACCACCATTTGCTCTGTTCTATGACCGAACAATTCAGAACTTCACAGGAGCCACAACCGAAAGGGTTAATGATTATGCTTATGCCAACGGTGTGGCTGGACGGACTGCTAACGAAATATCGGCGCAAGAACACCTCGCGGTTCTCGCTCTCGCTAGTAAGTTCGTGGATAGCGCAGTCTCTAAAACTTGTAATGTCGGTGATGATGTCACTTACGAAGAGTTTAAGAAATTATATTACGATGCTTGGGAAGCTGGTTGTAAGGGAATTACGACTTTTAGGGCTTCAGGCAAGCGTTTCGGGATACTCAATGAAGCTGCAACTGACGATCCTATTGAGGAACCAAAGGCTGAAGCTTGCTTTATTGATCCTTCCACGGGACAAAAAAGTTGTGAGTAAAGGCGAGTTAGAAGAGAGATATCTCTGATGGCAAACCGTAACTATGCAAAGGAATATCGTGAGTATCACGGTAGACCAGAACAAATTAAAAGGCGGGCTGGAAGAGTTATGGCCCGCCGCTTAATGATTAAGAAAAAAGGTAAAGCTGCTGTTGCTGGAAAAGATGTGGATCACAAAGATCGCAACCCACGAAACAACAGTACAAGCAACCTTAGAATAGAAAGCATCTCTAAGAATAGAGGTCGAAAATAAGTCCTGACGAGGGCTGCTACCGAACAATGACAACTGACTAACCTCTGGCCCACTGCGGTGGATAACCTTTGGACAAAGGCTGGCACGTTCAAAACCAACGTATCAATCAATCCAAATGAAGAGGAATACCAGATATGGCTAACGCTGTACCTTCCCGTCTTGGTCTAAACACCCCTAATGGTGTAGCTGGATCGGACAATAATGAACTGTTTCTAAAACTGTGGAGCGGTGAGGTTCTCACTACTTTCAACGCAAACACAGTGATGAAAGAGCGCACTCGTACCCGCAAAATCACAAATGGTAAATCATACCAGTTCCCTGCAATCGGCAAGATCGATGCAGAGTACCACACAGCGGGTTCTGAAATCACAGGTTCAAGTGTAGATCATTCAGAAGTAGTCATCACAATCGATGACCTGTTGATCTCACATAGCTTCATCAGCAACATTGACGAAGCCAAGAACCACTACTCTGTTCGCAGTGAATATTCAAAGCAGATGGGTCAAGCACTGGCTCAAACATTTGACCGTAATGTACTGTCACTTGCTGCTGCTAATGTATTGACCCCACCAACAAAGACACTTGCTGATATGGATACATCAGAAGCTGTGTCACTTGGTGGTGTAACAACATCAACGGCTCTTCTAGCCGCGTTTTATACAGCCGCTGAAAAGCTGGACGGTAAGAACGTAGCCTCTGAAGGACGCTTTGCTATCGTACCACCAGCTATCTATTACAAAATCGTTCAGGATGACAAAATCCTGAATCGTGATTTCAGTGGTGGCAACGGTGATTACTCAGATGGTAAGGTTCTCCGTGTAGCTGGTATTGAGATCGTCAAGTCTAACAACATGGCAATCAACCATACAACAACAGGTACAGGTGTTCCTAATCTTGCAAAGTATGATGTAGACGCATCAGGCTTGAACGCCTTGATCCTGACACCACAAGCTATTGGCTGTGTACAGTTGATGGATGTAGCGTCTGAGGCCGAATATGATATTCGCCGCCAAGGTACACTGATGGTCAGTAAAATGGCTGTCGGGCATGGTATCTTGCGCCCTGAGTGCATGATCGGCATCACTGCCGCCTAATACCCCTAGGGAGAGCCTTTAATCAGGTTCTCCCTTTTTTCTTTTTAGGAGTTAGCCGTGCTACAGCAAACAACAGAACTTGAAGCAATCAATGTGATGCTGACGAATATCGGTGAAAGCCCTGTCACTACACTCAATGACCCTGATGTTG